CAGCTTGCGCCCGGTGAGGAAGGCCGTGTCGGCTATCGCGGGCGTGACGGGAAGATTTACTCGCCAGAATACCTGTCATCGCTGGTGCTTGTGGAGTTGAAGGCGGCGGCAGAAGACCAGCTGGGCCAGCCGATTACCCGCGTGATGATGACGGTTCCGGCCTATTTCATGGGTCCGCAGAAGCAGGCCACGATCGATGCGGCCATGATGGCCGGGTTCGAGCATGTCGAATTGGAGACCGAGCCCCTGGCTGCGGCCATTGCCAGCGGCGTGGACATGGATGGCTACAACAATCTGTTTGTTTTCGATCTCGGCGGCGGCACGTTTGATGTTGCTGTACTGGAGACGGGCCGGGGAGATCTGGACCCCAAAGGCACCAATGGGGACATGTATCTCGGCGGGGTCGACTTTGACAAGCGCATGGTGAGTTGGCTGGTTGAGCAGCACAAGGCCAAGCATGGCCGTGATTTGACCGTCAGGCCCATCCCCATGCTGGCCCTGCATTACCATGCCGAGAAGGCCAAGAAGCGCCTGAGCCGCTTCGACAGCGCCGAGATTTCCATTCCAAGGATCGACACGGATGAGGATGGCGCCCCGATCGGGATGAGCGAAACCATCACCAAGGCCCAGTTCGAGATGATGGTGGAGCAGGAAGTCCTGAAGGCTCTGGAGAAAACGGCCACCGTTCTGAAGCAGTCAAAGCGGGCCAAGGCGGACATTGACCATATCATACTTGTTGGTGGCATGACCCGAATGCCGCTCGTGCAGGAGGCTGTGAGCGCGTTCTTTGGCGGCAAGAAGCCCCGCAAGACGCTGAACCCGGATGAGATCGTGGCGCGCGGCGCTGCCATCTGGGCGGCTCGCAAGGACGGGCGACTGAGGGATTTCAACTATGAAGACATCCTGTCTGTCCCTGTCGGCATTGAGGTTCCGGGTGGCGGATACTCGATCGTGTTCGACAGCGGGGAGAAGATGGGCGCGCGCGAAACCATCCAGTTCACCAATGTTCGCGAAGGCATGACCGAATTGGCGATCGGGGTTTATCAGGGCGAGCATTGGATGGTGGGCGAGAACCATTTCCTCGGCACCTACAGGTGCAATATTGAACCTGGTCCCGAGAAATCCGCAGAAGTGAACATCACGTTTGAGGCCACGCCGTCGGGCCTTCGGATGCTGGACGAGGATGACGGCATTCTCTGGCAGGGAGACGCATCATGAGCCCGACTGTAAGCGCCATTGGGATGGCCCTGAATATCGAATATGAGCGCCCACCCTTGGGGCTGAACCTTGAGGCGCATCAGGACACAGCGGGGAATTGGCAGATCGGAGACGGGCTGACGTCTCTGCCGGATGGCACAAAGGTCGGGCCGGGTATGAGCCTGACGCCGGCTGAGTATGCGGCCGCATCGAATGAGACCTTGCGCAAGTTCGAGGCGGGGGTCCTGCGGCTGGTCTCCAAGGATGTGCAGCTCAACCAGTACCAGTTCGATGCCCTGGTATTTCTTGCATGGAATATCGGGCTGGCCGCGTTCGAGGACTCGACCGTCCTGAGCATGGTCAATGCCGAGCGCTGGGAGGATGCCGCCTATCACTTCGGGGATTGGGTGTATGCGACCGTGGAGAATGATTTCAATGCGGATGGCACGGTGCGTGGTACCGCGAAGTATGGGCCGGACGGAGTTCTGCTCGCCAAGGGTCAGATATGGAAGCGCGCCTATCGCGGTCTGGCCCGGCGCCACATGGCGGAAGCCTGCCTGTCGCTGGGTTTTGACTGGCGTGACGCCTGCCATGAAGACGCCATCGAACTCGAATCCGTGTCCGAAAAGACGGATTATGGCTGGCGGGATCGGGTGACTTACAAGACGCCGTGGGCAGATGTGCTGAGGGTTGCGCGTGAGCATCCCCTGCCTGCACCGAAGATGCTGGGTGAGAAGGAGGCTGTAATGGGCAAGACACTGGTGCTGCCGGAAAACTGGGATGACCTGACTGCGGATCAGCAGACGGCATGGCTGAACAATGACCAGACCGCGAAGCTGAAAGCGAAATCAACTGCGGGCGTTGTTGTCCCGAAGAAGGCGATCATCGAGACGCCAAACCTCAAGCCTGGCGCTCCGGCCAAGCCGCTGGAAGAATCGAAGTCGGCAAACGGGCTGGCGAAGAAGAAGGCTGGCGAGGAATCGCTCAAGGTCAGCGCCATTGTGAGTGGCGTCACGGCGACAACTGCCGTGGTGCGCGAGGTGACGGGCGCAGCAAAGGCGGCCACTGAAACCGCGACGGACGCAACCGGGTTCGTTCTGGGGTTCACGCTCCAGCAGCTCATGATTATCGGCATCATCATTGGCATAGGCACGCTCGCTGTGGGCGCTTTCCGCTGGTGGGTCGGCCGCAACATGCTCTGGGAAGGGCGCCAAGAGGCTGAGGGACCGAAGATCTGATGCCCCCGTTCGGATATGGCCTATATCTCTGGCTGAAGAACAACCCGATCGCGCAAGGCATCGTGGTGGCGGGCGTGCTGTACGTGGCGTTCAAGGCGTATATCGCGCTGAAGGTTCGGTCTGCCACGGGAAAGTTCAAGCTGAAGCAGGAGCGTGAGGCCCTGAAGCAACAGCAGCGCGCCAAGGATTATATCGACACTATGGAAGAGGAATTGGAAGATGAAGCGCATGACGCTATTGAGGCCCGCGATCGTGCTGGCCCTCTCGACCCTGACGGCATGTCAGACGAACAGCACGCCCGCATCTTTGGACGTGACGGCACTTCAAGCTGAGGCTGTGGAAAAGGCCAAGGTGAAGTTTTGCCTGAGCCAAACGCCCCAGACGCTGAACCGCATCACGTGGAAAGATGAGGCGGGGAACATCATGCTGGGCGTGACCGAGCAGCAGTATCGGGCCGCTCCTGCATGGGTGAAGTCCTACATCGTCGGCAATGACGCTCAGTTCATAGAGGTGTGCGCGGAGGGATGACGAGCCTGGCTGAACGGATTGCGCGGAATGCCGAGCGCTCTGTGCAGCCGGTCAAGTCCTATGACGTCACCAATCTGACGGGCGTTGCGCTTCTCTACTTTCTGGTCGGGCTCAGCCTCATTGCAAGCCTCTGGTTTGTCGACTGGCTGTCCGACCGATTCAGCGCGGGCATGGACGTCTGCTCCAATCCTCCGGGCGAATATGAGTTCACCGACCTGAGCTGTCAGACCTTTGCCTGCCTGCACATGAAATCCCGCACGCTTGACCAGCATCACAGCGACGTGGTGCGGTATGTGGACCATTGCCAATAGGGCGTTCCTCCAGCGTTTACAGGGATGACCTTACTGTTTGCTCATGAAGGAGGGTCACCCCCATGAGCGAAGTCACCAAGTTCTTCAACAAATCTTACAGCGTCACGACTGACGCGATTGTTTCGGTTGTGGTTGGGGGCGCGGTTTTTGTTGTCTCCAAGCCCCTGCTGTCCTTCCTGCCTTTCAGTGAAGCGATTGCGGTCGGCCTTGCCGGGACACTTGCGGCGATGACCTATATCCGCGCCCGCAAGAATCTTGAGAAGACGGATTCCGGCCTCAAATAGATGACCACATCCAGCGTTACTCCCGCCATTGCGTTTCCCGGCTCCTCTTCGCCGGGTAATATGGGGCCGTTCTCGCTTATCAAGAGCGGGACATCCATCGCGTCAGACGATGATACGATCCATGTCCTGCGATATTCGACGGTCACGGATATGGACCCGACTGTCCTGGTGGAGGACACAGACTTCACGCGTTCAACGGATGCGATCACCCTGACTTCCCCGCAAACGGGCCTGCTCACGACAGAGCGGCTGTTCGTTTTCCGGGAGGGCACCGTTGAGCAGCTTCTGGATCTTGAGTCTGGCGGGAGCTTTTCGGCTGAAGCGCTGGAAGCCCGGCTGGATGAAATCACGAAGTTCGTCGCGGAGGTTTCCCGCAAGGCGGATACGGCGGTAAGGCTCACCCCTTTCAGCACAGATGCCCTGCCGGACAATGTGCCAATGGAAGCGGCGATCGACAAGGTCATGTACCTGACGGGTACGGCGGGCGCTCCAGAATATGCGTTCATCGAGAACCCTGACAGCCTGATCACAAACACGGCAGCCCTGGTCCCTTACGTGGAGGCGATCGAGGATGTTGCGGCTGATCTCACTGGCGCCGACACGATCGGCACGGTTGCCGCCGACCTCGCCGGTGATGATGACATCGGGACGGTTTCGGCAAGCATCGCGGACATTATTGCCGCCGCTGCCGCCATTGACGATCTTGCTGCGAAGCAAAACGAAGACGCCACGCTGACGGCTATTTCCGGCCTGACGCTCTCTGACGGCGACACAATTGAAGGCACAGGCACCGACACTGTGCGTGCCATCAAGCGCTGGCGTGACAGCTATGCAGAGCTTCAGGCCATCACGGGGATGCAGTCAGGGGACGTGGCCTATGTCACCTATCGTTCCAGTGCCGGCGATGGGGGCGGGGGCATGTTCCGGTTTGTGTCCACAGACCAGTCCACCAACGTGACGAATGATCCGGGCGAGGGTGTATGGCTTGCGCCGGATTCTGACGATACGGGCGCATCTGGCGCATGGAAGCGCATATTCTCCGGGGCGGCAAATCTGCGCTGGTGGGGCGCGGCAGGCGACGCAACAACCGACGACACAACTGTCATCCAGAATGCGTTTAACTGGATGGAGCAGGCCGCGCAGGACGAGACAGACACGCGCACGCTTTTTGTGCCACTCGGAAAATACAAGCTGACATCGACCATCACCATGACCGAGGGCTTCCTTGTGCTTGGTGAGGGCTGCACGATGTTCCGGGACCGACCGTTCAGCACAGACCTGGAGGAAGCGGGGTCATGGTTCTATATCGCCCATACTGGCAAGGGATTTACGCTTGGCGGTCAAGGGGCCACCTCTGTCCGTGGGGGCGGGGCCATGCGAGATGTCGGGACATATCGGGACCAGCCAACACCTGGATCAAGCTGGGCCCCCACAGCGCACGATTATGATGTCTACATCGATGATGGCAATTTTGATCTTGAGAATTTCAGCCTGCTCAATCCCACCAAGGGCATTGCGATTGATGATGTATCAGGGCGCTGCAACCTCAAGAACATCAGGGGCGATGCCTTTGATGTCCTGATTGATGTCCTGCGCGCCTCTGATGTCCTGCGTATCGATGGGGTGCATTGCTGGCCGTTCTGGTATGACGACAATATCGATTCTGTGTCCTATATCCGCGAGTACAAGCGCGCGAACCTCAACGTCATCAAGGCGGCCCGGATCGACAACCCGTCGATTGAGAACGTCTTCGGCATTTATACAAGATGCCTCGTCTATTTTGTCGAGACGGCTGACGGCTCACCTTCTCGGGTTCAGGGGGCTAATTGGGGTGCGGACTCGTCAACACGCCTGTTCGAGGTGGATGACAGCATCACATCCGGAATGCACCTCGATTTGGTGAATGCGTACTTCTTCGGATATCCGGCGCTGGCCGGCACGCAGGGTATTTTCGTCCAGGGGTCGGATGCCAGTATCAACCTGTCGCACATCCGCCTTGAGCGCATTGATCGCGCCGGAATCCGTGTGGACACGGGCACTGGCAATTATATCCGCGTTTCTCATCTACTGGTAGATGACTGGAACAATGGCGGCTCAGGCTATGCTGCCATCAGCAATGCCACGTCCGGAAATACAATTGAGGTTCTTGGCCAGCCTATCCTGACGGATGGGAACAGCGGGCCGAATTACACGACAACCGGCACTGTCATCATTCCGCACAAGCACGGATATAATGCCAGTGAGACGTCGGACGGCTCGGGTGATATTGTCATCACGCACGGCCTCGGCATCAGCCCGAATGTCATCATGGCTGAAGTCTACAACAACGCGAACATTGCATGCCGGGTCTATGCCAAGAGTTCGACCACGTTCACCCTCCGGCTCTACGATGCCGATGCCGGGACGGCTCTGGCGTCTACTGCGGTGAATATCATGTGGGTGGCGTACTACTAGGTCAGGGCGTTCACGAGCTTGATGTCTTCATGATTCATTTCCGCAATGCGCGCCCTGACGCTTTCCGGCACCGGATTCCTGTGCTTGGGAGGCGTTACATTTTCTCGCTCAACGTCCAGCCTCATGCCGATGAAGTCTTCCAAGGCGGGCCTCTGCTCTGACAGTTTCGACTGATCCAGCACGAGGATGCCGCGCTCGCGGATGACCGACAGGGCGGCCTCTGCGGTCGCGTCAGGATGCAGCCGGCGGCACATGCCGTTGAACAGCTCCGGCCAGTTGCCCGGCACCGGTGTGGCGCTTCGCTGGGCCGCACAGGCGCGTTCAAGGAAGCTGTGCATGTCCCCCTCTTGCGTCCATGAGTGCAGGGCCGTATTCGGGCGGCGCTTGAGGAAGCCGTAATAGGAGATGATGCGCGAGACCGGATCTCGGAGGATCGTGAAAATCTTGCGCTCGCCGGGAACCAGGCTGAGGTCTGTCATGGAAAAGTGCCCAGCCAGAACAGGCGTGTCACCAAGCGAAGGTGCGGACTTTCGGAAGTTCTGCCACGGCTCGGAGTCCCCCAGCACGTAGCAGTTTTCGTGACCGATGGCCTTTTGCATGGCGGCCCTGATGCTTGTGCCTGCGGTTTTTGGAATGTGCAGGAATGCGAGTGGCGGCATATGCCTTCTCCTGAAGGAAGTTTGTTGCGGGTTTGATCCGGTGCCAGTCAGTGCCGGAGCCGGTTAGTCTGCTTTAGGGCTCGATGGAGAGCGTCGTGTATGGCTTTCCATCAACGTGAACCGTCAGCGCTTTGTATGGAAGTCCGGGGTCTCGCTTCCATGTGAAGCCCATCATCGTCAGCCTTGGGTCTTTGTGCCCGTCTGAACTCACGAAGCAATGCGCAAAGGCTTGGAAAAACTCTGGGTCTTGCTTGATCGCCATTTCGGCTTCGTACCCGTACCAGACTGAGAGCTTCGGTTCCTTGGAAAGGTGGGCCGTATTTCGCTTCACCTCACGCCGGATGTTGTAAAGTTCCCGCATGATTTCGTCATAGACTTTACCCATTCACCCCTCCACAGCATTGAGCATTGCGGCGTAGATTTCATCGGGGCTTGGCAACACATCTACGGCGCGAGCACTGTCCATAGCCCCGTTAGCCGCATGCCACATCTCCTCAGTCGGCTCCACCGGCACGATCTTAAGCCCTTGGGACTCAAGGGCGGATAGGGCGTCAGCAACCGCATCGTCAAGTTCACCGTCCTCGATAGTGAACCGTGTGATGCGCTGTCGCAAAGCCTCAGCCACTCTCTCTTCCAGTCCTGTCATTGGGTGGGCTCCTTGGTGGGAGACAGGCGGTACTTTTGAAAATCACTCAACAGGGATTCGGGCGTCGGGCGCGGCACCAGACCGGCCTCGATGGCTTGCTTGAAGCGCTCCCATGTCTTCCCGAAGTTCCGGCCACCATGCTGCATTGTCATAACCGCGCCATCCGCCTCTGGAGCGTGCGAAATGTCAGGCCCGCTAGCTAGGTCAAGGCTAACCCATTTCCGCATCCGCTCGTCTGCCTCATACAGCATAGCCTCAGTCGGCTCCACCGGCACGATCTTAAGCCCTTGGGACTCAAGGGCGGCTGGCAGCGCTCTGAGCTTTGATTCCAGCTGGTGATTGTACCCATGCTCAGGGTCGTTCAATTCATCGTTGAACAATGCGACCAACTGATCCGCCACTCTCTCTTCCAGTCTATTCATTGTGTGGGCTCCTTGGTGGGGGCTATCTCAGGCCAGAGAGCGCGGTGAATGCTTCACGGATTCCCCGGTTGAACGCGTCTTCCAAATGCTCTCGCTGGCCCGGCAACATTTCCGATTTCATAAGCAGCGCATTCTCGGGGTCGCTCACCCACAGAAAAAAGGACTCCCTGCCGACCGCGTTGGCGAACCTGCTAGCCCTGACCATGACCGAAATGGGGTCGAGCTGAGGGGGCAGGCTCGAGTCTTCAATCACCTGCATTGGCCGCACTATCGGAACCGCAAGGTTCCCCCACTCTAGAAGGCGCTTCGCCCATTCAGGCTGGAGCTTGATCACCGTGACCAGTTCCAATGTTTCTTCATCGTAAACCGCGTATCTCATCTCATTCTCTCCTCTCTCTATCCTATCATATTCCGTACACTTACGCGATATAATTCCTTGATTTTACGGGCGAGTTTGGTAGTGTGGGCGTAGCGGTTGAAGCTGCGGATTCTAGCCTTCACCAGACGTGACCCGAAGGCTACCGCGTGCGTCCGGCGGGGGAGGTGTCACGATCTCTCCCCGCGAATCCCCGCAGCTCACTCTCCACGTATAGTGCGGGAGAGGTCTTTCAGGCGCTTGGCGTTTTTGCGGTTGCGCTTCTCCTGAGCCACACGCATCCTCTGGTGGTCCTCGGATGTTACCACTGTGGCGGGCGTCAGGCCAACATCGACGGCGACATAGCGCTCGGTCTCCGGATCAACGCAATCATTCTCCCACTCGTCGCCATCTATTCTACGCAGGGACATGCCTCCGAATCCTATGGCTGACATCGCTAGAGCGGCTGATAACTGTGACGATTTCATTTCACTTCCATCCTCTTGATTGAATCTTACGGCCCTTGGGCCAGTTAGAGTGGGTTAGACGCTTTCGATTTTCACGCCAACGATCACAGCAAGGGCTTGCAGAATGTCCCCGCCGTAGCAGTTGCCGGAGCCATATCCGCTCCCACGCGCTATGACGTCGCTATCGGAAGCCAGCTTGTTGTTGCTTTCCCATGCCGAAAATGCCTCATAGTCGTCTTCATCTGGCGCTGAATTTGGCCCGTAAGGGCTTTCACGGTACATCTCCCAATAGTCATTATCGACAATGAACGTGGCGCCGGGATTAGCCTTGATCAGCTCAACTAGGTCCTTCTTGTCACCCATTCAATTTTCCTTTCCTGTAGCTTGGGTTGCGAGCCAGGTATTTCTCCCGGTCCTTGTTCGTCGGCAGCTTGTTGCCTGACTTCAGTTTGCGGACAGGCCATTTGGAGGGCTTCGCCGGGCGATCCTCCCGCACGGCAAACCGCTTGCCCTTCGAGATAAAAGGCGTATCCTGTTCATGGTTCTGAGCCTGGTTGTTGCCCCAGCTTTCGAGCTCAACGTTATCGAGCGTGTGACCGGGGTGCTCGAACGCTTCGCCTTCGCGCTTGCTCTTATTAGCTGACAGCGGGAACACATGGCCGATGGTGGCTTTATCATCCTCCCCAACGGCTTCCACACTGAACCGCAATCTTACTCCCGTCGAGTAACACAGGTAATAGCCTTCAGAGTCGGTTCTCGACTTCGCCAGCAGGGCAGCCACACGAATATCATGCGCAGGCAATCCCATCTTCTCAGCGCGCCGTCTGTGGCTATCGAGGGCTTTCTGAAGGCGGCCCAGCGTCTCTACGGGAAGGGGAGCGCGGTCAGTCATTGAAGACGCCGAAAATCAAAGCAAACACAGCGTAGAGGGAAAAAGCGGTCACTATCGTGTTGAGGACTATTCCGAGAATGTGCGCGCCCGCCACCCACAGCGGCGGATCGATGTTCCACAGCCAATAGTTCAGCGGCATGGACACCGTGAACACGGCAGAGCAAACCAAAAGCGCATAAAGGCGCTCACGCGCGGTTATTGTCTTTTTCTCACCCATCACACTCTCCCGTGTTAGTTGCTTCAATAGTTGCGAAAAGGAGGGGAGCGCGGTCAGTCATGGGGTGAGCCCCACAACGCCTGCATCAGTTCTCGGTGGGCCTTGGCACGCTCTTCGTAGCGTTCTTTGGTGATATATCCGCCACCGCCATACTCGCCGCCGCAGACTGGGCATGGCACGTATTGGCACCCACACAGGCACATATCGCCACCACAATGGCATACGACTTCACCACTCCCATCGCACCTGTCGCACACGACCATGTTTTCATCAAAATATGGATCGTCATCCAGCATCACACTCTCCCGTGTAGAGTGTGGCCGGTTTGTCGGAAAAGATGTTCCAATTGCCGCTATTGAGGCAAGAATCGCTCTGGTTTGTCAGGCCAAAGCGTGCAACCTGTAATGAATATTGGCCATTCGTCGCTATTGCATCTGATTTGTAATCAGAGGGTCGGGGGTTCGAGTCCCTCAGCCGGCACCAGTATTTACTACAGTTTGCGGCCATTGCTATTCCTCCGGTTTGTCGGCTGGTTTGTCTTGGTTCGTTTGTTCTGAACCTGTTCCGTTCCTGTTCTCAGCTTCCGAATCTTCGCGGCATTGATCTCGTCACGGGCCACATAGACCCGCTTCATGGCTTTCACGTCATCGATGGACCAGCCCAGCGTTTCGGCAATGTCCTCATCTGAGAAGCCTGCCCGGATGCAGTCAGTGGCGTAGGTGTTGCGCAGATTGTGCAAGGTGCGGTCGATCCCGAGCAGGTCGCAGCGGTCATTCACCAGATCGCCAATCCGCCGCGGCTGGACAGGTCTGCCCCGATCCCCCGTCAAAAGCGTCACAGCATCGCCAGAGCGCGCCTTCAGGCCCGTGAGGAAGGATTGGGCGTCCGGTGTCAGCGGAATGATGACCAGCCGCTTCCCGCGCCCCTTGGACGTCGTCCACTCGATATAGTCGCCTTTCCATGCAGGCCATGTGATGCGGGCCAGATCGGTCCGGCGCAGTCCGGTGTATCGCGCCAGCAGGAAGGCATCGGATTCTGTCTGTGAGGCGCCGTCGAGAAACGCGGTTGTCATCCACTCATCAAAGGGGCGCTTGTCGTCAGGGCGCTCGTACAGGTTCGGAAGGTCAGCAGCCGGATTGTGCAGGATCAGGCCGCGCGCATGGGCATAACCGAGCGCAAGGGACAACGCCTGCACATTCAGGTCAGCCTGCCTGCGGGATACTTTGGCGCACTCATGCTGCCAGTTGATGATTGCGCCCCTGAACCGCCTGTCTTCCATCACCGGAATGGAGGCGGCCCCGAACTCCTTGCGGGCAATGTCCAGCGCATACTGATAGCCTGCGCGGGTCGCCTCGGCGCGGCTCAGGAACTTGTCGCTGGCCAGATAGTCCTCAATGAATTGTGCGCAGTCGCCTTCGGGCTTGCCTGATCCTGGTTCGCTGTCCACGGCTTCTTGCCAAGCCTTCAGGAAGGCGGCGGGAAATGGCTGGGACATGGGGTTATCCATGCAGTCGAAGAACCTTGTCCCAGCTTCGGTGTAGTAGTATATCTTGAGCCGACCGCTGGCGAGTTTCTTGTGTGTCGTCCGGTACTTCATGCCGCGCCCCGTTTCTTCTGCCAGTTCTCGAAGGGGTCTTGTTCGTTAGCCGCCCCTTCCGGGGTCAGTATAGCGATACGATCACCGTCAATGACAAGCCCGCCGACCTCCATGCCAGCCGCTTTCCACAGGTCGAGCAATGTCTCGATCCGCTTCTTGAGCTGAAAAGGTGTCAGCGGCCTGCTCACTTCCCGTCCTCCGAAATCCTGAAGCATAGAGAATGCAACTCGGTGAGAAGATCTAGCGCGGGTAAACCCTTCTCATACGCTTGCCTGCGTGCCCGGAAGAACTCCTCTTCGTTCATGTGCGATAGGTCTGGATTTCTCGCCAGCCATGTAGCCTGCCACGCACTGAGGGCTTCAGCGATCAAGGCAAGCTGATCCGCAGTAATGGTTGTCTGTCTGCTCACTTCCCGTCCTCCGTGGATAGAGCGCGGAGAAGGGCGAGGACGGCGTACTTCGGCATCGTTCGGTGGTCTTCGTCGCCGCTAATGAGCCACAAGTCCACGCCTTTATCGAACACCCCCACAAACTGTTCGCGGGTCTCTGTCTTCCGCTCACACAGGGCTATGGCTGCGTCTAGGGATTGCGTGTAAGGTGGGCACTGATAGTGGACATCAAAAAGAGGGTGATCGATGCCGACGCCTTCGAGAAAGTATCCCCCGTATTTGTTGGCTGGCTGCCAACTGTCAGATGGGAGGTCTAGGCTTGCAAACTTCTCCGGCATTGGCATGCCGACTCGCTCAAACACCAGCGCATCCAACTCCCTTGAACCGCCTTCTTTCTCTAAACGCGCAATAAGATCAGTCATTGGGGGTGTCCTTTAGGGCCAACAGGATGGTCTTCCGGCATTCAGAAAGCCCGGCGTTGTACCCTTCCACGTGGCAGCTCTCGTAACCGTATTCGTCCTCTGATGGGTACTCAGCGTCCTCGATGGCATTGATTTTGCCCAAAACCTCCCGCAGCCTCTCATTCTCTTCCTGTAGGGCGGCTGCATCCCGCGTATCAGGTTCCGCCCCTTCCTCCGCCACAACACTCGCAATCTCTTCCAGCCCGACTCTCCATTGAGCCGGGTCTTTCATTCCGAGGCCGTGGTACTTGATGGTGAGACGGCGGACGGACTGGAGGTCTGCCTGTAGGGCGCGGATGGTGGCGATCAGATATGGAATGTCATCGACACTTTTAACTAACGCGCGTATCAGCTCCTCCCTTTCGGGAGGCTCCCACTCATCGGTAGCCATAACCTTGATGACGAGACTAACGCGCCGCGCCTCGATCTCCTCCACTTTCACTTCATCAGTCATTGGTCTGGCCTTTCGTAGTTCTCAAGCAGGTCAGCCGTGGCCTGATCCTCAGTCTCGCCCCACCCATAGGGGCCATCTTCCTCATAGCCGTCCCAGTGAGCAGACCAGTCATGGGAGCGGGTCGGTATTGGGGGGAAATGAAAAGTTGTAACTACGTGTGTCATCCCACTTCATCCTTCTGCTTAAGGTCTATGCCGCGCTGTGCGGCCTCTGCGTTTATCAATTCAATCAGGTCCGAGAACTCACGCTTGCCGAGCTTGCTGGTCCGAAGCCCAGCCGGGAACCAGCGTGACCCATCCAGCGAGGGCAGGATTTCCTGCTCATGGCCAAGGGCCTCCATCATGATACTTTTCCACTGAAAGTCCTTGAACGTCCGCCCCTGGATTTCCCCGTGCCGCTCGAACTCTTTCAGGCAAGGCCACATCAAGCGGTTTTGCTCGTCTGTTCTGGTCGGCTCCCGTGCGATCAGCATGTAACCGTATGGGTACTGTGCGATCTCACGGAAGGCCGTTTCCAGTTCGGCGCGGGAGGTAATCAGGGAGGAGCGCAGGGTGGCCATTAGAACCTCACGGACACATTCGGCACAGAGTCAGAAACGATAGCCAGAACGATCTTCTTTGCGGCCTCCTCATCAACGTCCCCATGCTCCATAATGGCCTCTTTGGCGGCTCGCATGATTGAGGATCTGTGTTTCTGGTCGGCTTCGCGCTTGGCCAGCGCTTCTGCCTCGGCTTTGCGCTCGCGCTCCCGCCGATCCAGCTCTGCTTGTGCGGCCTCAGCCTTCTTGCGTTCTTCGTCCAGAGCGGCTTGAGCCTTTTGCCGCTCCTCGTTGGCCGCGCGCTCTGCGGCAGCCTTTTCAGCGCTGGCAATGCGTTCGGCTTCTACCTTAGCTTCAGCTTCCTTCCGCGCGCTTTCGGCTGCAAGCCGCTCAATCTCGGCCTTTTCGGCGCGCAGGCGCTCCAGCTCGGCGCGGTCCTCAGCTTCCTGCTTTAGCTTTGCGGTTGACGCATCAAGGGCCTCAATAGCTGCGGAACGCTCGGCCTCCGCGACGGGCGCTAGGTCACCGAACATATCCGGGTCGATGTCTGATTCCTCAATAGTTCGACGAAGAGAAGAGATGTCACTAAGGTCCGTCTGGGGTAGTAGGGCATCGTAATAAAGCGTGCGCAGATGGGTGACGCGCTGCTTTTTGCGTTCCTCTTCCTGCTCCCATTCGGTGACGGGCTTTCTGGCCAGATCCCGGAGGCTGTCCATCTCGTCAACAATGCGCTTTTTGACGGCGTTGACTTCGTTGACCGCCTTGCGGTGCTCCTCCGTGAGGGCCTTTCCCGTGTTTTCAAGCTTCACCTTGCGCTTGGAAATCGAGTGAGCGAGCGATTTTATCGCATCCCGCCCGCTGGTTGTTTCAAGGTTTACCGAAAGGCCTTCGATTTCCGCCTTGATAGAGTCAACCAGAAGGTCCACCATGCCCGCCTCGCGGTAGATCGTGGCCGGATCTGATTCCAGGATTTCCCCGACATCAGCGGAGTTGTGACCGATAGTTGCGATTGTTGCCTCTGTCATGCTGCTTCTCCAATGCTGAGGGCTTCTAAGGCGGACACCTGCGCAGACACTTCTCGCAAGAAGGCTGAAACCTCGGTCTCCAGTTCAATGATTTTTGATTGATCCCGATGAACCCTCTTCACGAACAGCGACAGGTGCGCAGGCAGGCGCGGGTCAAAAGAAACGAAGTCGCACCATTGGCGACCCGTGCAGGCCATCTGCCACATCATCTGTGTGATGTACTTCGATGGAACTTTCCCGCTCAGCAGCGTGTCGATGTGAGTGGCCGTGTTAGGGGCTTTAATCTCGACAAGGCCATCGTCTCCGACATAGCCATCAGGGCTTGCGCCGCTGTCTGGGATTGACGGGTGAATCACAAACTCCGCCTTGGTGACTTCCATTCCGTCAGCGTGCAGGAAGGCGTAGGCATCGCGGGCCTCTTCCTCGTGGTCCGTGCCCCACTGCATGGCGGCGTTGGAGTAGGATTCAGCAACCGCGCCAGTCAGGCGCTCGGCAACCAGCTGGGCCTTGTAGTTCTTCCGGCTAGCAGAAGGGCCGCTCTTGGTCTTGGCGATGATGTCTGCGATCTTGCTGGCTGTAGCCTTGCCACAGCGCTGCGCAAACCATTCGGGTGAGCCTTGTTCGATCATTGTGCGGACTCCTCTTTGGGCAGTTTGGCTTCGAGAATCTTCTTGAGCGGCTCGAAGTTTTTCAGGTGAATATCGGCCATTCCATCGACCTTGGCGTACTTGAAGAACTTGGTGCGGTCGGTGCCTGTCGCCTTGATCAGATCATCCAGGACGGTCATCTCTTCGGGGCCTAGCGTTTCGGGCTGTGGGCCTGCGCCATTCCCGTCATCGTCCTTGGTGGCGATGTCGAAAATCATCAGCTTGAGATAGCGGCGTCCGTATGTGGTGGACGATCCGAAAGCGTGCGTATCGGTCTTGTTGCGCGTTCCCTTGATGCCTGTGGCGTCAACAGGGATGTTTGCCTCATAGTGACGCTCGTGTCCGTCCTCGTGCAGAAGATCACAGACCATCTTGTAGTGCCCTTCCATGTCGGAAGCGGCTGTTCCAAAGGTGGGCGCAAAGCCGTGGTCTGCCAAGATGGGGTCAATTGCGTCGGCTACGGCATCCAGATCCACATAGTGGGATTTTGTCTGCTGATTGTACTTGTTCCGAACGAGCGGTTTGATAGCCTTCTTTGCAGCCACGAAGTCGCGGTTGAATGCGGACTTGGCGTTGCTGGCCTGTTGGCGCTCCTGCATCTCCAGAAGCTTTTCCATCTTGGCCACATCGAAATTCGGATCGGTCGCGGCGCGTTCGATCAGGGCAAAGATCGGATCACTCTGAACAGCCCCTTCCTGCTCGACAATATCGTATTGGGTATCAGCCATTGTTCATTCCTTTCTCGTGAAACGCGTCGCACTTTGCGTGGTCATGCTCCGAAATAAGCAGGGTGACTCCGTGCTTGTCCTCGCAGTGCCATTTCCGTCCCAGCGGGGTGTTGAATGGCAAACGGCAGATCGGACATGCCAGGGGATGCTTGCTTGTGGGTGTGAGGTTGGCGGGGGTCACGCCGCTCTCCTCTCGATCTCAATTGCGATTGTTTCCGCAGCCACAGCCGCGCGATAATCCCTGAACAGCCCGGCAATGATGGTCCGTGCCAGTTCCAGTTCGTCCCTCAAAAAGGCCCGGAAGTTATCGCCAGCGCTTGCATAGGCGGCTTCCAGTTCCTGCCAGTAAGGGCGGTAGCTCTCGAAGGCTTGCTTCACATCAGCCAGGCGCTCGGCTGCGAAGGCTCCCTCTATGGCGCGTGACTGGATGGGGCAGCGCATCGGGTGGCGGGATATGTGGTGGGAGAGGGGGAAGGTCATTGGTCTGCCTCCGCTTGAATGCGCCCATAAAGAACCGCTTGAAACAGCGCGACCCTGTCCGCCTTCTTGGTGAGTGACAGGCGCTGAGCTACAGCGTTCGCAGCAAGGAATTTTTTGGCAAAATACTCCTCGTCGGTGGCGACAAAGTTCACACCATCCTTGATCCAGCTATTGAATTTTCCTTCGGATGGCTCGTAGTGGCGACCGCCAGACAGCAAGTCGTAACCGAGTTCTGAGAACACATCTGGAATGCGATCATTTGTCAGGACAAGGAAGTCGTGGTCGCTTTTATCGTGCGCGGCACCGGGGATCGTCTGGGACCCAACCGGCCACATAAAGCCCTTCTTAGCAATCGCATCATAGTGCGCCTGCGGCATGGCTTCAGGTGCCTCAGAAATCGGTTGAGGGTATCCCCGCCATCTGCGCCTTATTGAATACTCTGTTAAGCCGAAAATGTTCATGCCGCTTCCCCTTTCCGATAGTGTTGGTCTGCGGGTGGTTCAGGGATGAACATCCACTCGGCGGGCGCGTGCTCCCCAAACGTCTCGTGCCATCCTGTTGCGCCGTTCCTGCCATCAAGGAACATCCACGGCTCGTGGTCATCGTGCAGGAATCGGTCAATCCATCCGATTACCGCCATGCGCGGTCCGAAGGATGGAAACTCCTCGCCGACGCGAAGCCATACCGGCGTCCCGTCCCTCGGCGCTTCATCCATGTTTGGGTTCCAGCCCATCACGCGGCTCCTTTCAGCTTGTAATATTGATCGGCGCGAGCCATAATCTGCTTGTAGAGTTTCTGGATTTCGCGGGCGTCTGGTTCCAGTTCGCAGTCCGGATCATCCATCGGGACCGAGACGAAATCTTCGTCGAACATGAGTTCAACATGCTGGGCGAGGCGATGAAGCTTCCCGTGCTTCAAGTAAGTCCTGAACAGCCCATCAAGGACCATCCGAAGCTCACCGTCTGCAATCTCATTGAACCGCTCTTGCTGGCTCATCTCTTTGCGATGGTGGCTCTGTCTTTGGTCGTAGGCTGAGGTGAGCATCAGGAACCCTCCGCTTCGAGGCGGTCAGCCAGTTCCAACATGTCGCGCTTGAAGGCGGCGGGGTTTTTGTTGTACTCGGTGATGCGGTCGTTACCGCGTGGCAGAACACGGAACCCTCCGGGCCATGCATGGAAGGCCGCAGTCAGGCCGCCGCAGTCAGGCGTATACCCAGTGTTGTCCAGATATCCGGGCATAGTCAGGGCGGAAAGGGCATCCAGAGGGCGCTGCCACCCTGAGGACATCCCTCTCACATCCGAGATTGTCCACTTCCCGCCAAGGCGCGTAGCCACCGCAGCGGCCACGCAAGTACTGCACGTACCCCAGTTGAACGTTTGCGGGACGGTGTGCTTTGCCTCAACATCAGCCACCGCCATACGGATAGCTTCGCTCATACGAGTTGGGGGATTGTCCTTGTCATAGACCTTGGCAGGCTCTGTGCGGAAATAGTCGGTGCTGTCGAATGCCATTGGTGTCGTCCTCTTGTTCGATAAGGACAGTCATACGCCCCGTATGATGAAAGGTCAATACGCTGCGTATTATTTTTTCTGGTAGAAACCCCTTACCCGAAAAAGGAGAATGATATGCGGGCTTTATTATGCGGGCTGGGATTCGCCGTCATGGCGGGAACAGCGGGGGCGCAGTGCTTCGGAACGGATTCGTTCAAAACGTGCACTGATGCGCAGGGCAATAGCTATACGGTGCAGAAATTTGGTAACCAGACTATCGTGAACGGGCAAAACCCGCGCACCGGCAGCACATGGAACCAAAGCTCTCAGACCTTTGGAAACCAGACCTTCACACAGGGGCAGGCGTCGAATGGCAATTCCTGGAACATGACGCAGCAGCGGCTCGGGAACGGCACATATACCTACGGCACAGATAGCCGGGGCAACAGCTTCAACGATTTTGAATTAGACCAGCGCGGACCGCGTAACTAGTCTTCTTTGGCGATGGCTCGGCCCATAGCGAGCCACGCCTCTTTCTCTTTTTCATCGAGAATGCGTGACCAGATGTCGATGACCTCTGCAGATCCCCGCATTTCACCCTTGCCATTCAAGAGCCACTGCAGGTTTACCCTGTAAAGGTCGCTGAACCGGATCGCCTTTTCGGCCTTCAGGGTGTTGCGTCCGTTCTCGTGGGCCTGAATGGCCGATACCGAATACCCTTCACCCAGCCGCTCTGCCACCTGCTCACGGGACAAACCTGCTGCCTTACGAGCCTCTTCGAGTCGGGCACCTATGTCTGCGTCTGAAGCCATGTGCCGCAAATACTCTTTTTAGTCATACGTAGCGTATTGACGAACATTCATACGTAGCGTATGCATATCATATGCCTAAACATATGATCCCCCCAAACGTAAAGAGCTTTCAGAAGCTTTGGCCGAGTTATTCGGACTTCGCGGCTGATGCTGGCGTTGAGTACGGGACCGCGCAACTTTGGCGGCACCGGAACTCTATCCCGACGGACTACTGGCCTGCCATCCTAAAGGGTGCCGAGAGGCGGGGTCTGGATGTGTCCATTGGGCTTCTGTTCCGACTGAAGGGAATAGAGCTGCCAAAAGAGCAGGGGGCAGCCTAATGCCCCTCAGCCGCTCGCCTCATCTCGACAACGTTATGTCCCTGACAGGTTTCGAACTGAGCCCACGCTTTCATCATGCCTTCATGACAGGCCCAGAAGATGTGCGGGGGCAGGGCGTACTCAGCAATGATCTGCTCGGACCCGTCCGGCATTCGTCGCCAGACAGTCGCATCGAACATCTGAAGGGTTGCGTTCCAGTTGTACTTGGCGACGTCCTTCATCACTTGCTGAAGCTTTGGCATAAATCCTCCCAACTGGCGTTCCCTGTCTGTTCCGTCTTAGGACTCAATTCCTATTTTGGCAATGGGAACTTTCGTGCATCCCCCGATGCGGTCGTCCAGAAAAGCGTATCTGCAAACATTGCACAACTGTTAACATTCCCCCGGTACGCGAATTTTTCCGCACTGAAACTCACTCTCACATTTAGCCGTCAATACGGGTTTTCCCTTATGGGGAGAGTGCCATGCTGATCGGCCTCGCCCGCCTCGCGCTCCCCTCTGAGCAGCTACGCCGCCAGCTGCGGTATCAGGGCCTCCTGATCTTCTCTGTGGCTGTGTCCGTCATGATTACTGCCGGCCTGATGATCTGGCCGCTCCTCCGGTTCTGGGGGCGCTGACATGCTTTGCTATTTCCCCGGCTGCCAGCGCCCCGCTGACCACACCCACATCACTAAGGGCGCGTCCTGCAAGCGGCACAGCCAAGGCTATCACGATCCGCTGATTAAGCCGTTCCTGATCTGGCTCACGGGCATGGGCCTCCTCGCAGTGCTTGGTGGCATCGGCGCGGTTCTCTCATTTAGCCATTTGGCGGGGCGCTGACATGGCTGGGGGGACAGATCATCCATGGACCTGCCCAGAGTGCCGCCAAGAGGTGGACTACTACGAGTGCGGCAAGCGTCGCGACCCGCGTTCTACCAGGTTCCGCTCTGTGTGTGGGGATTGCTTTGATCGGATCACGAAAGGCGCCAGCCGTTCTGGTGGGCCTTATCGCGGTGAAGTCGGTTCAAAGGGTGGTGGCGCCAGCTGGGACGCTGCGGAGCAGATGAAGACCAAGGCGGGCCGTTTGCGTGTCCAGTGCCTCGACATGATCGCCCAGCATGGCCCTCAAGGCGCTGACCGTCTCGCGTTCCTGATGGACGAGCACACTGACGACATCTCGCCACGCCTTTCGGAGCTTGTGACCCAATACGGCCTGCTCGTCAAAGGCCCGAAAACAGCCATCACAGACAGGGGCGGCAAAGCCCACGTCTACCAGCTGGCAATCACTCAACAACAAGGAGAAGCGGCGTGATCGAGCAGTATTACAATATTGAGGCATTCAAGCATGCGGTGGCCATCCTTACCCCGGTTGTCGTGATTTTTATGGGTGTCGGGACGGTCATAAACGGCGCAGAAGCGAAGGTTGAGCCGAGGGGGCGTCTTCTGGTTTTTCTCGGTATTGGCTTGTGCGTGCTTGGCTTGAGCGGGTTCATGGCCGCAATGACTGCCACGCTGGTAGTATCATGACCCGTTGCACCCGCACCAACTGCACCCACACAGCAGAGCCATCCAAGACCATCACCGGCAAGCCTCTGTGCCATCGTCACATGATGGATGATCGGTGGGCCGCACGCTCTGGCGCTCAACGCTACGCACGCAATGCGCAGATGCCAGCCACATTCAAAAACAAGAAGGGGGTATATTGCTGATGATCCGTGAAACCCAAATGAAAACGCTGCTTGATGAGGGCAACAGTATCCGAGTCGTTGCGGAGATGATGGGAGTCCCTGCGGGGACTGTATCGTCTTTCGTCCGTCGCTCCGGGTACGAGCCCAAATCTCGCGCGCATGACAGACGCATGCTGAAAGCCTGCGCCCTGATTGATGAAGGACTCCCTGACAAGGAAGTGGCGCAGCTCGCGCAAGTCAAGGAAACAACGGTCGCTAACCTCCGGGCAGAACTGGAGGCGCTTGATGGCCTACAGTGAATCTCTCTCAATTGTCGAGGAACTGCAAGAGCAGGTCGAGTATTGGCGCGACCGCGCAGAGTCTGCCGAGCGCGCCATCAAGGGCGACAAGTGGAATGAAGCTGTTCCCCCGATGACCCTGCAAGAAACGCGGATCATGCGCATTATTGCCAGACGTCCCGTGTCAGGTGCGTCGATCCTGGGGACGCTGTACGCAGACTATCCGAACACATCGGACAACGTTCTGAAGAGTCGGCTGTCCATGATTCGTGGAAAGATGCCAGAGCACCTGAGCCCTACACGGTTCGGTGGCAAGATGACCCCCTACAATGTGCCGGACAGGGATGCCCTGAAAGCATTTCTGGGCGAGGTTGAGATAGAGCCCGAGCCGAGCGTAAAAGTGGCCCCTGTTCCACACCGCAAACAATGGGTGGTCCAACAGGCGCGGATCGAAACACTGGATGGCTGCGTGATCGTTCCGGCCATCCCTCTCGATCTGGCCCACCACATTGCGGCGCTTCTGGCGAAACACCCCGGACCAATTGGCGGGTCACCTGATCTGGAGGACGCGGCATGACCCCAGCAGAGCTTAAACTGATCTCTGACCCATCGTCAGACCTGCTTCGCTATGAACCGCTCCTGAGGGCCCTTACAAACAACGGGCTACCGTCATCGGCACCAAAAGGCAACCTACGCCTCCCATCCAATCCAAAGCGAGCCCTCGCTGACATGCAGGCTGAGCTGGGAAGGGGGCGGGGATGAGTATTCACGTAATCTCAGCCGTCCTGAATTGCCGCGACAAGCAGCTGACCAGTTCGCGCCGCATGGTGCTTGTGTGCCTCGCCAACTATGCGGGCGAAGATGGCCGCTCATGGCCCTCACAGAAGCTTATCGCTGATGAGTCCGGATGCGGCATTCGGAGCGTCAAAGACCACATCAAATGGCTGGACGATAATGGCTTCATTTCCCGCACAACCAAGAAGCTTGGTCAGGGAAATGGCAGCAGAACGAACTACCGCATTTCGTTGCAACGCCTGTCTGAAGGCACAAAGGATAGAGGTGCAGAATTTGCAGGTGCAAATAATGCACGTGCAAAATCCGTACCTTGTGAGGGCAGTATTCCGCCCCTCACTAACCGTCAGGAACCGTCAATATCTAATTCTAACGAATTAGATTTACGCGACACACCACCCGAACAGCCAAAACGCAAAGCTGCCCCAAGAGGCGCTGCGCGCAAGTGTCAGATTCCAACCAGCTGGGCACCTGACCCGACAAGCTACGCCTACGGCTCAAAGCGAGGCCTTACCCCCGAGGAGATGAACCATGAAGCAGATCAATTCCGAAATGATGCCGTCGCTAAGCAAAAGCGGTTCATCGACTGGCACGCAGCCTTCAGAACCTGGCTTGGCAACTCAGCCAAATGGAAAGCCGAACGCGCAGCCCGGAGCAATAATCGCCCGAACACCGCAGGACAACCTCGCCGCGGCGGTCTCGTCGCTGCAGGCCTGCGGGATATCAGTGAGTCACGAGGTTACGGGGAGCCGGTTTCCGAAGAACGGGGGCTGGGAGCCGGTTATGTCATTGACCGTGAGGCTAGCTGACCAGATCGACGCAGACCGTGCGCGGTCGGTCCTTGGTGGCCTGTCTGGCCCTGCCAAGCGCGAACAGATCGTTGAGTGGCTGACCATCTGCGCGATCAAGACGGCTCACGCGAAGGACGACGATATGTCCAGCGAGTTGAAGCTGAAAGTCTTCACCAGCGAGCTTCTCCAGTTTCCGGGCGATATCGTCCGCCACGTGCTGGCGAAGTGGCCAAGCAAAAGCAAGTGGTTCCCGACTTGGAAGGAACTGGAAGACGAGATCACACAGCTTGCAGGCATACGCCCACAAATCATCCAACGGGTGCAGGAGCGCCTAAACCAACAGGGGGACTAAACCATGACCATTCTATCCACACCGATCACGAGAGCCTGCGAGTTTGCTGGCGTACCGCTTGAGGTCATCATGAACCCGTGCAAGCGCCCAGTTCAGGTGCGTCTGCGCTGGGCCTTCTGGTATCACCTCGTAATCGTCGAGGGCTGGAGCCTTCCCCGCGCCGCCCGCCGTGTGAACTTCGATCATACGACCGTGCTCTACGGGCTTCGCCGGTACGCAGCTGACGAGTTCGGCACTGACGTGAAGTTCACCCTCGCACAGATCCGAGCAGCCGTTCGTGAAATGGAGGAAGCCGCATGACCCACTGGTATGCCTTCAGTTGCCGCGCAGACCGCACAGAAGCGGCTGCAAACCGTCTTGATGGAGAGACCTCATGAAATACCTCCTACCACTCCCTGCGCTCCTGATCTCGATGCTGCTCTACATTGCGCTTGCATCGACAGGCCCGCTGGACCGCATTGTCTCTGACTTTGCTGCTCCGTCCGGCGCAATCACGGCCATCACTGCCAGCGAGATGATTATCCTCCTGAGCGTGCCGCTGTTCGTTGTCGAAATGTGGAAGTCCACGAGCATCGGCAATGTCGGCATGGTCGATCATATGCTGAGCCTTCTGGTCGCGGTCGTTGCTGGCTTTGCCTACCTGACGGCGCCTGCGTTCGGCACTTCCACCTTCCTGATCCTGGTCGCCATGCAGTTTGCGGACGTGGCAGCCGGCGTAATCGTATCGATCCGCGCAGCCCGCCGAGATTTCGGCATTGAAGCCTAGAGGAATTTGAACATGGAACAAAAAGACCTGAACCACTACGCCCGCGAACTGGGCCTGAAGAAAGTCGCGGAAGATGCGGCATTCAAGACGCTGGAGGTGTCAAAGGCTGCGGCTGATGATGCCCGTGACGCCCGCATTCGTGCCGAGGAAGAACTCGATATGGCCACGGCGCGCGTGAAGCAGGGACAGCCTGCGGATCTGGATGCGGACATCACGACAGCGGGCGGCACCGAAGCAGAGATCGAAGCCATCCTGAATGACGATGAGCCGTTTCCTGGCATTTCCGCGGAAGCAGAGACCGAAACCATCGAACCTGAAGCCGAGGAAAAGCCTCGCTTCTCATGGCTTACCGACGCCTGATCGTCCCCAGGCAACGGTAAATCCCCAGCCAGCAGACTGCCCCCCGCTGGCTGGGGACCTTCACGGGGCTGGGAGTGGGAGTGGGAAGATGACTGTGATTCAAATGGCTGTGTCGGCCAATGCTATCCTGAAGCAGATCAGTGAGACGGCGGGTTTGCACCCTGATGACATCAAGGGTCGATCGCAAAGGCCCGTCATCCAGTATTGGCGCAGGCGCGCTTATCTCGAAATCCTCGAACGCAAGGGCTGGTCTGCCCGGCAGGTGGCGTATTTCATGGACAAGCGCAATCACATGCAGGTGACGCGCGCCCTGCCACTGGCTCGCAAGGAGCGGGATGCCGAGCGCAAGGCGAAGTCCGATCCGCAATACATTCACGAACTCGAAGCGCAGATCCGGCGCCTGTCCGGAACAAATCTGGCTCTGGAAGTCCAGCATTCACTGAACATACCACTCTGGCAGGCTATATTCCTGTCAATCCTGATGGAGACCTATCCGCGTGTTTGCGCCGTATCCGATGCCTGTGAACTCTATGATGAAGCCAGCGAGCGCCTGTCCTATGGCACAAGCGGCGGCGTCAGCGATGATCAGGCCCGATTGTTTTCCTCCCGCATCAACCGGCACTTCCCTGCGATCGGTCTCCCCAAGCCCGTCATCCTCGCCAATAGGGCGCTTGTCCTGTCGGATGACATCGCGCCATGGCTTCACAACAAGTTTGGCAAACCCGTCTCCCTGCCATCTGCGCAAAGGATGACCGGATAATGCTGAACCTGAACCACCTTCCCGCAGAGCCTCATCCCGAAGTCATAAACCGCACGGTCTCCGCCTGCCATCCTCCGCTTGGCTCCCATAACCGTGTTGTGGAAGTCTTCGGCAATTTCGTCAGGGACTATACCCGCGACCTGTACCAGCGCGCCTTCATCCAGATCCGCGACATCGACCTGGAGGAAGCAACCTACGAGCACGCAGAGAACGATACCTCTGACCCGCCATTCCCCAACGGTTACCCTGTCATCGCCATAAGCTTCAATCACTGCCTCATCGCCATGGTCGGCCTCACCTTTGACGGAAACCAGTGCGCCATGAAGCACGCACAATCCAAGTCATCCAAACTGCTGATAGGGGAGCTCAACTGATGATCCCGCACATCCTCACAGCCATGACCCTTAGCGCAATGGTCATTATCTGCGCGCTCCCCCTTGTCGGCATCGTCGCCCTCATCAAGCGGAGAAAGCGCTCATGACCACAGCCCTCATCATCCTCGCCACATGCTGCATCCCCCTCGGTATCGTGGCACTCTTCGCATATGACCGCCGCAACTCGCACCGGATCGCAAAGGACATGGCCCGGAAGTTCGGCGCAAACGTTACCCCCGTGAACAGCCCTGAAGGACAACGCATCATCAAGGGAGTCGACCTTGGCTAACCTCACCCCAAAGCAACAACGCTTCGTAGAGGAATACCTGATCGACCTGAACGGAACGCAGGCAGCCCTTCGCGCAGGATACGCTGAAAGTGGTGCTGCGGTAGAGGCTAGCCGACTGCTAAGAAATGCTAAAGTTGTTGAGGAACTAAACAAGGGCCGCCAAAAGCTCTCAGAACGGCTGGAGATCAGTCAGGAGCGCATTCTACAGGAATATGCACGAATTGGGTTCTCCGACCTGAGAAACGTGCTGGACGAGGACGGGAAGCTCAAGAGCCCAAAGGACTGGGATGACGACATGGCGGGCGCTATTGCCTCGCTGGAGGTCAATGTCGTGGTGGGAAGCGATGACGCTGGCGTTCATACCCACAAGATCAAGACATGGGACAAGCCAAAGGCGCTGGACGCAATGGCCAAGCATCTCGGCATGTTCGAGGGCAAGAAGGATGTGGATGATCCTGAAGAAAGCGAAGCAGACCGTGACGCCCGTGAACTCGGCCGCAAGCTAGCATTCGTCCTGTCTGGCGCTTTGGGCGGCCAATAATGCAACTGACGCGCGAGAAAGTCTCGAAAATCACGGGGGTTAGACTTTCGCATCCCGCAAAACACAACCCTGAGTGGGTAAAATGAGCGGTTTGAACCTCGATGACATCCTTGCAAAGCTGACCTCACTGCCCCCTGAGCAGCAGGCTGAAGCCGTCAAGATGGCTGAGGCGGGCACAAAGGGCATGGTCATCGTGCCGAATCCTGGACCACAGACGATGGCCTATCACAGCAAGGCTGACCTGCTCTACTATGGCGGTTCGGCTGGTGGCGGTAAAACCATCCTGTTGCTTGCCTTGGCCGCAAACCAGCACCGCGTCGCGCGCCTGTTCCGTCGCCACTTCAAGGACATTGATGGCGAGGGCGGCATGGTCGAGGCGATGGTCGACGCACTTGGCGGCAGGAAGGGGTACAATTCCCAGAAGCACACATGGAAGCTTCCGCTGACCGAGACAGATGGCGTCCCTCGCTCCATCGAGTTCGGCGCCTTCACCAATCAGACTGAGGCTGAGGCATATCAGGGCCGCGCTGCCGACTTCCTTGGCTTTGATGAGGCTGTGCAGTTTCAGGAAGAGCTGATCGAGTTTGCGATGGGCTGGAACCGTCCCGCGAAGGGCGTGCCATCTGACCAGCGCTGCCGTGTCGTGCTCGCATCCAACCCACCACTGACGCCTGAAGGCTTGTGGATCTTCGACTGGTTCGCCCCGTGGCTTGATCCGGAATACGAGGATCCGCTGAACAAGGGGCCTGCGCAACCAGGTGAGCTGCGCTGGTTCGCCAAGGTGAACGGAATCACGGTCGAGGTGGAAGAGGACTGGGTTGGCATCATCACGGATGCGCAGGGCAGGGAAGTCGAGGTGCGCCCGAAATCCCGCACATTCATCCCGGCCGCCTTGTCGGACAATCCGGACTTGATGGACAGCGACTATGCCAACCAGCTGGCTCTCCTGCCTGACCACCTGCAAGACGCCCTGTTGCGCGGCAAGTTCACCACGACAATGGAGGATGCAGAGCGCCAGGCTATTCCGACAGCATGGGTTCTGAAGGCACAAGAGCGCTGGCGGATGCGCAAGCATGAGGCTGACCCGGATCACAAGCTCTACGAGCCCATGAGCGCGCTGGGTACCGACATGGCAGACGGCGGCAAGGACCGCATGATCTGCGCGCCATTGCACAAGACGTTCTTCGCTGAGCCCGTGGTGAAGCCCGGCAAGGAAGTCGACACAACAGACAAGCAAGGCGCCATGATACTCGGCGTTGCCCGTGATGATCCGCAATTTAACATCGACTGTGGTGGCGGGTATGGCTCCGGTGTTTCCTCTATGCTGGAGAGCAACAACTTCAATGTGAAGCGCATCAAGGGCGGATCAGGCTCCAGTGCCAAGGCGCGTGACGGTCGATCGTTCGGGCTGAAGCGTGACGAAATGGTCTGGCGCCTGCGTGAGGGGCTGGATCCGGAGCATGGCGACAACATCGCACTTCCCCCTGGTCGGCACATCCTGATGGAGCTGACAGCCTTCCGCGAGATGCAGCACGGCGATATGCGCGACACGATCCGGATCGAGAACAATGAATCCATCGTCAAGCGCATTGGCCGCTCGCCAGACCTTGCATGGGGCTTCTTCTTCGCGTGGGCTGAACCGGATGCGATGGCCAAGGAAACCCGCAAGGGTCATGTCGACAGCAGGAAGAAGCGCAACCGTTCACTCCCCGTATCTCTCCCAGCCCGTAAGGTGAATGGCAGGAGGTAACCTGCCCCATGTCGTTCATGAAGCCCAAGGTGGTGCAATCACCACCGCCCCCACCACCACCGCCCCCTACGCCGATCCCTGACGAGACGGACCCTGATGTGCGGGAGGCAGAAATCGAACTGCTGCGCAAGAACAAGAAGAAAAAAGGCCGCTCCTCCACATTACTGGATGGCGCGCTTGGCTCTGGTGATTACGGGCCTGTGCAGGCACAGAAGGCGACGGTGCTTGGATGAGCAGGTATTTCACGAAATCCGCAGTGATTGTCACGCCCGATCCCAGCGATTCCGGGCGCCCGATGGATGTCTATAGCGACATTGGCCAGATGACCGTTCATGAAGATGTGCTGGAAACATGGACCGGCCTGCTTGATGCGCAAGGCAACGAGATTCACCGCAGTGAGCGCGTCCCGCTCGGATTCCGGGTGGACAAGGCGTAATGGCATATACCGCAACAGTCGACGCGCCAAACGAGGAGCGCCCGGTTTCCATATCGGGCCTCAAGGCGCGCGTGGACGCATCGAAGAAGCAGCATGAGCGGGCATTTGGCCGGCAGAAGATATACCTCAATCTCTGGCAGACCCAGGCTGAACTGTTCTATCCAGAGCGCGCTGACTTCACTTGCAACTTCTCCGACGCGCAAGAGCGCTATGATGGTGTGCATTCGTCTGTGCCGTCGATGATGCGCCGTGACATGGCCCGCAATCTCGGCGCAATGGTTCGCCCGCGTGGCAAGGACTGGTTCCGATTGACCGGAGGCATGGGCTCCAAGCTGGACCATGAAAGCAAGACCTGGTGCGAGGATGCCACCCAGACACAGCGCAAGATTCTCTATGAGCGCAAGGCCCGGTTCACGTCTGCAATGGCGGAATCCGATGATGACTATGTGACCTTTGGCAACGCGGTCATCGTGCACGGCCAGCGCGCTGATGCGTCCGGCCTGATGTTCCACTGTATGCACCTGCGAGACAGCGCATGGAGCCGCAATGCCGATGGCGAGATCGATGTCCTGCACCTGAAGCGCAAATGGACCCTGCGCCAAGTGGTCGCCAAGTTCGGCATCGACGCCCTTCCGAAAGAGTGGAAGGACAAGTGGGACCAGGACAAGTACGAAGAAGAGGTGATGCTGCATACCAGCGTCCGCCCTGTCGATGACGCCAGCTACACCGCCAATGAGCGCCTGCCGAAGTTCGCCAAATTCTGCCAACTCTGGTGGGCTGCTGATTGCTCCAAGGATTATGAGCTGGGCGAAAGCTTCCTGTATTCCAAGCCGTTCCTTGTCCGCGAATGGATGAGCGTTTCCGGTGAGCAGTATGCCCGCTCGCCCTGCACATCTGTTGCGCTGGCGGATGGCCGCACGCTCAATGTGGCAGAGGAAGCCCTGCTGACATCGATCGAGGATGCTGTCCGGCCGGCCAAGTACACGCGCCCCGGTGTCATCCAGTCCGAACTGGACCTTCGGGCGAACACGGTTGTCTACATCGATGACGAATATGACGAGCGCATGGGCGCCCCGATTGGCATGGTTCCACAAGGTGACCCGCGTTATGCGATGGATTTCACCGAACGCATGGCTGAGCGCCTGGGTATGGAGTTCTTCCAGAACATCCTGAAGCTGCCGGAACAGGGCGACATGACCGCCTATGAGGTGGCTGAGCGGATCGAGATCTACGTCCGGGAAGCTGCGCCGCTGTTCGAGCCGATGGAGGCGGAGAATGCTGACCTGATGGATTCGGTATTCGAGCGGGCCATGATGAAGGGCGCTTTCGGGCGTATCTTGCCAAGCGGCATGATCGAGGGCCTGCCAGAAGGACTGAAGGACAAGGATACCGAGTTCGAGTTCGAGACGCCCTTGTCGGAGGCCCTGCGCAAGCAGCGGGCCATGCAGTATGATGCCTTGCTTGGCACCGTCGGCAATTTGATGGCGCTCCAGCATCCGAAGGCGATGGCCGCGATTGACAATTTCGACATCGACAAGGCGACCCGTGACGGCATGGAAGGCAAGATGCCTGTGGGCTGGCTGAAGTCCGAAGAGGATCGTGACGAGGAACGCGCCGCCAACCAGCAGGCCGCGCAGCAGGCGCAAGCCAAGGAAGAGGCGATGGCTGCGGCAGAGATCGCATCGAAGGCCAATCCCGAGAATGTGAAGATGGCCGGGCGCGTGATGGATGGAGAGACAATTGCCTGATCAGGCTCCGAAGCGGCTGCGCATTGACCAGGTTCCGCAGGTTGACGAGGCCACGCGGCTCGCAATCCGGGCATTTGTCCGCGGGCATTCGACGGGCGCACAAGCCACGATGGTCGCCAATTTCATCCTGAACCAGCTCTGCGGCATGACGGCGTATCAGCCGGCGACACTCGGGGAGCGTGAGGCAGGCTTCCTGTCAGGCAAGCAATGGGTCGGCTACACCCTTGCCAGCATCGCGGATATTCGCCTGTTCGAGGCCCATCTGGACGAGGAATAGCGCGGTACACTCTGGATATACAGGCCCTGCGTAGAGTGACACTCAGAGAGCAAGAAGAGGCCCTGAATGTCTTTAGAAGCAACCACCGCCGATCCTGTCACTGATCCAGTCCCAGCTGCACCTGCGGCCGATCCTGCGCCGACGAATGGCGCTGATCCGGCTCCGGCTGCTCCCGCCGCTGATCCTGCGCCAGCTGATCCTGCTCCGGTCGAAGACTGGCGCAAGCCGTTTGCGATGGGCGAGGATGGAACTGTCGATGACAAGCGCCTGACCGCACTGCAACGCTTCACCACGCAGGCAGAGTATGACAGGGCATTCCGCGAAACCCAGACGGCCCTTCGCGGCAAACAGGAAGGCATGATCAAGCTGCCCGGCGCTGATGCGACCGAGGAGGACCTTGTGGCCTTCAACAAATCCCTTGGTGTTCCTGAGAAGCCGGACGGCTACAAAAACCTGATCGCCCCGCCTGAAGGACTGGAGCTTGGCGAAGCTGACCAGCAATTCCTCGAAGGCCTGACCGCCAAGCTGCACGAGAAGGGCGGATTCCTCGCCACTGAGGAAGGCCAGAACGCGGCCCGGCAATTCTACTACGACATGTACGAGGAGCAGGCGTCCCAGATGGCTGCCGCTGCTGTCGTTACCAAACAGACCACAGAGAAGAACCTCAAGACCGATTGGGGTGCAGAGTTCAAGATCAACAACGCTTATGCGGAAGAAGCAATCCGGGCACATGCGCCCGTTGAGAGCGCCCGCGAATTGCTGGACATCACGCTCGCTGACGGCAGCAAGCTGGGTGACCAGGAAGTGTTTGTCCGGTTCTGCGCCAATGCTGGCCGGGCCACGACTGAGAACACCGAATTTCTACAGGACATCATCAGCGGCGAGAGCCTTTCGGCCAGCGCTGCTGAGGACAGAATCAAAACGCTCCGCTCCTATCGCGAGACAGATCCGAAGAAGTACGCGGAAGTGTCAGCGCCAGGTGGCGAGCTTCAGCGCCTGATGGCGCAGATTGAGCGATCTTCCGGGCGGTAACGCTCGGTTCGGCCAGACTGCTGCTCTGATGGCGATGGGCAGATAGCGAGGCCACGCGGCTTACCCGGTTTATCCGGCCCCGCGCTCCATCGAAGGATTGCCATGCGGCCCCCGGCAACGGGCCTACCCGCAGGAACTCCGACATCGCCTCCCAACCACCCCAAACATGGGAACGATGAATCATGTCTGTAAATACGGTTTCTGCGCTTGAGCGCAGTATGTACAATGACGAGTTCCGTACCGACTTCGAGCGCGAGAAATCCCTGCTCATGAAGGCGGTTCGGTCTGATGGCCTGATGAAGGCCGGCACAATCTACTGGGATGTCACGGGCCTGACCGATGAATCGGCAGAACGTGGCCGTGATGGCTCCATTCCAGTGTCGAACCTCGCTGATAGCCAGGTTTCCGATACGCCGAAAGAGTTCTTCAAGAAGTATCGTATCGATGATTTCGATGCCTTCAAGACGAACCCGAACTACCGCGCACAGCAGTACCGCAAGGTCATTGCTGCGAGCTACCGCAAGATCGACAATCGGATCATCTCGATTCTCGACACGTCCACCAATGTGCAGAACTCCAGTTCTGCCATCGACTTCGGTGCCTTTGGCCCGCTGTTGACGTGGACCGCCGCCCTCTGGTCGAACGACGTGCCGAATGATGGCCGCGTCTGGGCCGCTGTCACGCCGAATGCGCTCGCGCAGATGATGACCATCAGCGAGTTCAAGAACGCCGACTTCGTGAACACGAAGAAGGTTGAGGCTGGCTCGAACGGCTACGGTGAGAACGGCTATTGGAACTGGCTGGGCGTGAAATGGTTCATGCACACTGGCCTGACCGGTATCGGCACATCCACGGCTGATTGCTGGATGTGGCACGAAGATGCGGTTGCGCATCAGGTTGCCGGTGAGCCTGAAGTCCACATGTACTATTACGAGCCAGAAGATCGCTGGGAAGTCTGGGGCAAGGTTCGCTCCGCCCGTGCGCTTCCGCTGCCTCGTGGTGTGCAGGGCGCTGTTCACGACGATACCGCAACCATCGCATAAGGGATTTGAAACATGGCTTATAATTCTGACTATCTGACTCTCGCCGTGCCAAAGCTCGGCCCGCTGGGCACCAATATCTGGGTGTACCACGGGATTGATGCGACGGGCACGGTCGACACGGCAGGTCACTTCACGGACGGTGCCGCTCGCGGCATGGAGCCTGGCGATCTGGTCTTTGCGGTTGTCTGGACAACGGCTGTCCCGACCACGACTGCTGCGAAGCTTGCTGCTGCTCCGGCAGATGCCAGCCTCTACGTTGTGATCGACGTATCCGGCGATGCGGCGACTGTCTCGACCGAGACGGCACTCTCTGTGGCCGCTACGGCCTAAGAGGGGTTCACCCGCTATCTACAGGGAAGGGGCTAGTGTTCTTGCAACGCTGGCCCCTTTGCCTATGGAGCAAACATGACTGCATATCTCGAAAGCAAGAACCTTCACGTCGAATACACGGGCGCGCACCGCAGCACCTACCTCGCGCGCATCCCACAAGACCACACGGCCGATGATGTCCTGGCGCCTGAGTATTTCGGCAAGCTGATGGCATCCAAGACGCTGACAGCAGGCGACCGGATCCTGATCGAGTGGCAGGACTTCTCCAAGTTTGGCGAGCTGGTTGTGCTGGGGCAGGTCAATTCCATCAACCACCTGATCACGTCCGCCATTGTGCCGATCAAGGAGCGCGCTGCTCCGAACATCCCGGCCAAGTGGGAAATCCGCTGGATCGGCGGGGCTGAACTGCACGGCATCTTCTATGATGATGCGCTGAAGGAGGGCGGGTTTGTCACGCAGGAACTGGCAGCCATTCGCATTCACACGCTGGTTGCGATGGATGTTGAGAAGGCCGCAGTCCGGGCCGCGACCAGTCAGTCCAAGGCGGCCCCTAAAGCCCCCTCCAAGCCGTCGACCAAGAAAGCTGATGCAGAGGCAGCCTGATGCCGACCAAGGCGGACGTCATAAACACAGCGCTTCGCATATTGGGGGAGAAGCAATCCCCCGGTGTTGACGAAACCAAGCCGCATGTGAAGCGCCTGACCAATGCGTATGAGCCTGTTGTGCGGGCGGCATTCGAGGATCACCCGTGGAACTTCGCTTCTGAGGTTGTGTCGCTGTCCGCCGTTGCGTCGACTGAGCCCGGCTGGGACTACACATTCAACCAGCCTGCCAACTTCCTGCGGTTCATGAAGCTCCGGCCGGATACCAATTTTGGCGATGGCTATGATGATATGGCCTATGAGGTGCGCAATGGTCTGTGGCTGACCAATTCCGAAACGACTTACATGAAGTTCGTCTCGAAGGCGAAGATGACCATGCCTGGCTCATGGACGCAGCAATTCGGGAACATGGTTGGAGCCATGCTGGCGGATGAAACCTATCCCGCGACCGATGAAGGCAACTCCACGCGAGACCGGATCGAGAAGAAGCTGAAGGAATATCGGAAGGCCGCCAAGTCTCTCGATGGCTCGAACAAGGCGGTTTATGTGCGCCCGGCTGGCAACTTCGTGGCGGCCCGCCGGCAGGGTATCGGAGGAGCGAGGTATTCATGAGCAAGAACAAGGGCGAAATCGTCGCGTTCAATGCGGGTGAGTTCGGAGATGAGGCGCTTGCACGCACAGACCTCCAGAACTATGCCCGTGGCGCCGAGACGATGGAGAACATCTTTCCGCATATACAGGGTGGCATGTCCAAGATGCCCGGCACGATCTATGTGGCGGCAACCCCTTCCAATGGCGCGGCTGAGTTCCGTCCGTTCATCTTCTCTGAATCGGTCAAGTTCGGGCTTGAGTTCTCGGATACCAAGATGCGCATTGTGGTCGATGGCGGCCTGCTCCAGCTTGAGGGCGCGGCTGCGTCAGTCGGCTCATGGTCGGATGAAAGCGCTGCCACGCCATCGGGCGGCGGTGATGCGCCATCTGGCGGCACAGGTGAACTCTTCACGCCAGAGACCTATTGGGTTGGGGATGTCTACGGGGTCTATGCCTGATGGCTGCCTCCATCTCATCTGTCAGCTCTGTGGTCACATTCACCGGGGACAGCGGCGAGTACGCCATTGCGCGGTCGACCGTCACCACGACCGCCTCTGACGAGCTGGTCACATTCGAGTTCGAGGTTACGCGCAATGCGCTGGTCATGCGGGTCGGCTCTACGGCGGGCGGGCAGGAGATTGTATCGGATATTGCGTTTCTGCCCGGCAATCATGTGATTTCATTCACGCCGGATGTTGCCACCTACTATGTCGAGTTCCAGTTGCGCAGTGATGGCACGGCAACGCTGGAGGGCTTTGCGCGGGTCGCTGCGGGTGTGTTCGAGATCGAAAGCCCGTATGAGACGACTGACCTTCCCAGCGTGCGCTATGACCAGTCCCTGAATACTGTGTTCCTCGCAGGAGGCGGGAAAGAGATGCATGTCCTGCAAAGGCTGGGCGCGTATTCGTTCTCCCTGCGCCCCTACAAGCAATTCGATGGCCCGTTTGCTGCACTGAACCTGTCGACCACGACGATGACGCCAGACGGCAATACCGGCACAGTCACGATCACGTCTTCCACGCCAGCCTTCTCCACAACGGACGCGGGCTCCCTGATCCGCCTGACACATCCGGGCCAGTACGAGACAGGCACTTTCACGGGCGTTGACCAGGTGACTGATGCGATCCGTGTCACGGGCGTTGAGACGTCGCGTCAATTCCAGTTTGCCATTACCGGCACCTTCTCCGGAACCGTGCTGCTGGAGCGATCGATCGGCAATGAGTACAGCTTCGAGACGGTTGCGAGCTATACAGCCGTCACGGGCCAGATCTATGATGACGATCTGGACAACCAGGTCATCTACTACCGGATGCGCATGAGCGCCTATACGAGCGGATCGGCTGAGGTTTCGCTAACCTATGGGCAAGGCGTGACCGATGGCATAGGCCGGATCGTCAGCGTTGCGGCGGACAATGAGGTGACGGTCGACGTGATCGATGCATTCGGCAAGACAACAGCTACCACGCTCTGGCAGATGGGCGCATGGTCTGACACGCGGGGGCATCCTTCTGCTGTGGGCCTTTATGATGGACGTCTCTGGGCTGCGCGCTCCAATGAGTATTGGGGCTCCTATTCGGATGACTTCTCCAGCTTTGCGGTCGGGACACTCGATGCGGATGCGATCAGCCGGACGTTTGGCGGTCGCATGTCGTCAGCCCGATGGCTGCGCGGGGCATCGCGCCTCGTGGCGGGCCTTGCCGGGTTCGAGGCAGAGATTGCGTCCGGCGCACTGGACGAGGTGATCTCGCCGGCCAATGTTCGCTCACGTGCGGTGCAGGATCGCGGTGTGGCTGCGTCTGATCCGGTCCTGAAGGGCGATGGCGTGGCTTATATCTCCCGCTCCAGAGAGCGCCTGTATCACATACTGCCAAGCGAATACGGCGGTATGCAAGCGCGTGACCTGACCCGCCTGAACCGGGACATTGCCGGCTCTGGCGGGTTCAAGCAGATCGACGTGCAGCGTGAGCCTGAACCGCGCATCTGGGCTGTCCGCAATGACGGGCAGGTTGGCGTGTGCGTCTATGACGAGGATGAGCAGGTCATGGCCTGGTGCCGGATGCTGGTCGATGGCTATGTTGAAAGCGTCTGCTGCCTGCCGGGCACGCCGGAAGATGAGGTGTATTTCGTCATCAAGCGCACGGTCGATGGTGGCACGGTACGTTATATCGAGAAGCTGGCGCCGGAAGCATGGGATACTGTCACTGAGGCAAACAGGCTTCATTGCTCACTCACCTATAACGGCGCATCCACGACAAGCCTGTCAGGGCTGGACCATCTCGAAGGCAGGGATGATGTCTATGTCTGGGGAGATGGCAGGTTGCAGGGACCGTTCACGGTCGCAAGCGGGGCCATCACGCTGAACGTGGCGGTCGAATATGCCATCATCGGCCTGCTCTATGAGGGCAAGTACAAGTCTGGCCGCCTGAACTGGGGAACGGAATCGGGCTCCGGCCTTGCCAGCTTCAAACAACTCGAAAAGCTCGGCATGGTCCTGAAGGACACAGCGGGCGGGTGCCTGCGCTGGGGCGACACATTCGACACGGATGAGATGAGCCGGCTGGATGACCTCCAGCCTGAAGAGACTCTTGTGTTCGATGGTCCGGTCCAGCTCTGGAACGAAGACGTCACCGAGCCGCTGGAGAGTTCCACGACGCGCGACACGCGGCTCTGCGTCACGATGCCGGGCGCCGGGCCTGCCACAGTGCTTGGATTGGCTCCAACCCTGAAGACGAACAATGGCTGAGTATGAGCCGCTTCGGCGGGAGCATTTTGAGGGCTGGGATGAGGCGCACAAGCATTGGGTGAGGGATGTTGACGAGGGCCATCTCGTTGGCTTTGCAGCGCGCGAAAAATCCGAAATCCTCTGTATTGGCGGGCTATATGCCAACCCTGATGACGGCAGGCTGTGGGCTGTGTTCAGCAGTCGGGGGCGTCCGCCACCCAGCGTTCACAAGATGGGGATTAAGATAGTCGAAGCAGCCCGAAACGCGGGGGCCAGTGAGATATGGGCAGAGCTTGATGATACCAAGCCACGCGCTCGTGAATGGCTTTTGAGGTTCGGGTTTGAGGAAACGGCGGAAGCCGGACCAATGACCCGATGGAGGCTCGATCTTGGCAGACCCGGTATCACTCACCCTGATGGCAGCGGGCACGGCGATGACAGCCTACGGTCAGGTGTCGGAAGGCGCGCAAGCCGCCCAAGCGGGGAAGGATAACCGCACCGCAACCTATGCGGAGGCGGAGTATCAGGACCAGCAAGCCGAACAGGAAATCGCGGCCGCCTCGGTCAACAATGCCCGCATTGCCAAGCGCATGAAGGAAATCCTGTCGACCGGCACTGCAAATGCTGCAGCGGGTGGGCAGAGTTCTTCCGATGCCACCAGCGTGGCGTTCCAGGTCGAGAACCAGAAGACCTCCATTCTTGAGCAGATGCGCGAAATGGCGGGCGCCACAGAGACCGCCAACCAGATCCGGTACGGAGCCGATGTGACCCGCCGTGAAGGCGATATGGCCTATGCTGAAGGGCAGGCTGCCAAGCGCGCCGCAAACCTTGCCGCTGTCGGAACCGTCATCAAGGGCGGCGCCAGCTGGTATGACAAGTTCGGCACGAACAGCAAGGACGGTTGATCTATGCCTCGGATGCCATCAGACCGCATCGAAGGTCAGGTCAGCAATAATGTTCGCCCTACACGCCTGACACGCGCAAGCGGTGCTGCACCTGAAGCCCGCGCCCTACAGCAAGTGGGCGGCGTTGTTCAGGAAATGGGCGACCGTATCCGCACAGCCAATATCCAGGCTGAGGTGGTCGATGCGCAATTCTCCCTGCGTGACGAACTGGATCAAGCCTATCGCGAGCTTGAGCGTGACATGGAAGGCGACCCTGCCGAGTTCGAGCAGCGTATGCGCACCAAGTCGAAGGAGATCGTCTCCAAGGTGGGCGGCAACATGTCATCTCCCATGCATAAGCGCTTGTGGGAGCAGGCGTCGCAAAGGGATGTCGAGAGCTTCGCCATCCAGTCGCGTGACCTCACCTACAAGCGCCAGATCGACGGGGCGAAGGCCAAGACGATCGAGGCCGGCACAAAGTATGAGGCGGTTGTCAAGGACCCGTCCAAGAGCCGTGACCAGCTTGAGCAGGGCTATACCGATTTCAAGGGGCTCGTGGATGCCCAGCTGGAGGCCGGGCTCTACACACAGACCGAGGCTGCCCAGCTGAAGGCGCAAGCGGAAGTCAATTTCAAGAGCGGGGTTTCGCTGCGCCATGTGAGCGAGATCGATCATCGCATGGATGCGGGGGATTTTGCCTCTGCGGAAGAATACTTCAAGACGAACTATGGTGAGATCGACCCGGCCCGGCGTGAGCAGATCGAGAGCGCGATCGAGGTGAAGGGCGTTGAGCAGAAGGCTGTCCAGCGGGCTGATGCGTTCATGGTCGATGCGGCGGGCGATTACGGCAAGGCGCTGGAGAAGGCCCGCAAGGTCAAGGATGTCGACCTGCGCCTGAAGATCGAGTCGCGCCTGACCACGATGAAGGGCCAGGATGAGCAGGCAGATGCGCTTGAACAGAAGGACGTCAAGGAAGGCTTGCTCGATCACGTCATCAGTGGCGGCTCGCTTGCGTCTGCGCCGGCTGACCTTGTGCGCCGCGCCGATGCATTCACACTGGACTATATCCAGCAAGAGCAGCGCCAACGTCAGGTATGGGCGCAGCAGATGTCGACCTTGACCGCGCAAGAGCGTGCGGCCGTTACCCAGATGAGCGCGATCGGCAAGGACCATTTGCAGGGATTCCGCGCTCTGGAGCCTGAAGTCTACATGATGGGGCCGGAGTATTGGAAGACTGAAGCGCCACACCTGCATGAAGCCTACCAGCTGCTGAAGCCTGAGCATCGTTCTGAAATCGTGATGGACATCCGCAAACGTCAGGCGACCGGCAACACGGTCGACACGACGGATAGCGTGTTCAAGGATCTGATCGCGCAAGTGCCGATGCTGGGGCCTGAGAACCGCAAGGGCAAGGACTTCTCCAAGGGCTCTGATGGCAAAGGGTCCAAGCGCACCTATTCCAAGGAAGAGGCGGCTGTTCGGGCTTCCCTGTACCAGCAGGCGCAAGAGCACGCCAAGCGCACGGGCGGGGCAGACATCACGCCACAGGAATCGCGCGTCATGATTGCGCGGGCCTTCCGTGAGTTCGATGCGCGCCGGTATCCGTATGATGAGCCTGGTCGGTTCGTCGGGGAATTGAGTGGGGCGGTGATGACCTCCCCTGCATACCTGACCACGCAAGACTTCCTGCGGGAGAAGCTGGATCGTGAGCCCACACCTGATGAGGTGCTGAAGGCCATGTCGGAACTGGAAGAATAATGGCGGACGGTGATTTCATTCTCTCTGAAGAGGATCGCGCGAAACTTCGGGAGCGTATGGGGCAGGTTGAGGATACCCGCCGCGACCTGACAGACCAGCGCAATGCGATTGTCGAGACCGATAGTCCTGACGATGCCGCCTATGACCTGAAGCGCTCGAAGGAATTAGGGATTCCGCGCGCGGCTGTCGGCGGTGACCGAGATGGCCACAAGGCCCAGCAGCAATTCGAGGAATTGAACCGTCTCGCTGAAGAGGCGCCAAAGTCCCGCCGATGGCTTGCTGAGCCGGACAATTACGCCATCGCCCGTGACGAGGTGAAAGACATCTCCCTGATGGAGAAGCTGATGGCTGCGGGCTCGTCGGTGATGTACTGGGGCGCGAGCGATTTTGGCGAAGCACTGCCGGATGTTGCCAAGGCATCGCCCGCCAAGTTCAAACAGCAATATTACGGCACGCTCCAGCAGCAGCAGGAAATGGCCGGCGCATACCAGCGCGAACTGGATGCATGGAAAGCGCGTCGCAAGCCGATATTCTCTGATGGTCAGGTGGATATTGGCGCATTCAATGCACGCCTGTTTGGCCAGCAGAAGAAGCCAGAAGCCCCGCTCGCCCTGAAGATGGTCGGCCTTGGCGCCGATGACAGCTATTCCGAACTCGGCCGTAAGGCGGCTATGGGCCTGCTGGACAAGGATGCGCAGCAAAGCGCGTATCAGGCACGCAAGGCTCTGGAAGAGTTCCAGGCCAAGATGCCAAGGACTGGCGACTTCGTGACGGACTCTGCGCTGTCTGGCGTTTCGTCCCTCATCAACATGCTCCCCATGATCGGCATGGCCATCGCCACCAAGAGCCCGAATGCGCCGTCCGTCCTGATGGGCGGGCAAGTGCAGGGCGAAAGCTATGCCCGCGCCCGTGAGGAGGGCCTGAGCCCACTGGAGGCAGATCAGTATGCGGGGAGCCAAGCGGCCATCGAGGTTGCGATGGAGCGCGTCGGGCTTGGCGTGATCTTCAAGAATCTGGAAGACGGTGCGCCATTGGTACGCCAGTTTCTGGAAGGCCAGACCACAGAGCAGGTGCAGGAACAGATCACGACGGTCTTGCAGGATTTTGTCGACTGGCAGACCTTCAACCCGGAGAAGACGATTGCCGAGTTCGCGGCAGAGCGTCCGGAGGCAGCTGCGCAAACAGCCATCGCCACACTGGTAGCCTCTGGCGCCATGCAAGGGTCCATCATTGGGGCAGACGCCCTGATGACCAGCGAGAGCGATCGGCAGGCCCGCGTAAAGAACACAGAGGCCCAACAGCGCGTCTCGAAGATATTCGATGCAGCAAACAGGCTGAAGACGCTCCAGCGCTCTCCTGAAGCCGCTGTGAGCCTTCTGGATGAGATTACCGGTGACACGGATGTGGAAACCGTCACGATTGACCTGGATGGCATCGGGCCTGCGCTGGAAGAAGCGGGCATTGATCCGCTGGAGGCCCTGACAGGATTGGGTCTCGATGATGCGGCCCTGAAGCAAGCCTATGACCTTGGGGGCGAGATCGAGGTACGCACATCTGCGCTGCTGACTTCTCCCCTGATGCGGGACAATCGCGCCCAGATCGAGCCGCATGTCCGGCACAATGCCGATGAGTACACGCCCGCCAAGCGGGAAGCGGCTGAGGCAGAGCTTGAAACGGAAATCCAGAACATTGTTGCGGAAGGCCGCAAGGGGCTGGAAGACGCCGGATCCTCAATGGAAGCTGACGATCAGGTGCGCGATCTGGTCACGCAACGGCTCCAGCAAGGCGGGGCAGAGTATGCCCAGCAAGATGTGGCCAATGCCGAGATCGAACTGATGACGGCGATGAACAACACGCTGGCCCGCGCCCTTGGCCGCGATCCGGTCGAGTTCTTCAATGAGCGGTTCCCTGATGTGAAGGCATCACTGAGTGAGGAGCAAGGCGCTGAAGTCCTCCAGCAAGCCCAGACCAACGGCTATGAAGGGCAAGACCTTGAAGGCGCGCAAGAGTGGGAAGCTGCTCGTGCCAAGGGGCTGGACATGTCGCCGGAAGGGCGGATGACCCGCGCACAGGAAATGGGGTTCGATACGGATACGGTACTGTACCATGGGACGACCGCCAGCTTTGATGAGTTTAGCGCTGACGGAAATCATGAAAACCATCACGGCGCTGGGATGTATTTCACGTCTTCCGAATTAGATGTCGCTAATAATTACGCGGGTATGGGGCCGGACCTTACGAACAAAATCGAACGTGAAGCGGAGAGGTTGGCGGGCGAAACTGACCGTGAATACGACGACCCTGATGTGATTGCCGAGGCAAGACAGAAGTGGGTTCGCCATGACGGCGCGACAATGCCTGTATTTGTCCGTGTGAGAAATCCGGTCATTGTAAACGGCCAGTTGCCAGGTTTGTCTGATCGCGTCAGCAGGCAGCACGCCCCAAAAAGCACTTTTTGGGAAATGACCCATCCTTATGACGAGGAATTGGATGAGTATGGGGAGCCGGAAGGCCCCGCTGTGGATTTGATTGAGGCGGTACGAAACAGGCTTAATGATATAAGCTTCGAGCGCGCTGACGAGTTTGCGTCTGCGCTGTACGGGATGGCCATCGAAAACGAGGGACTGAGCGCTGACGAGTTTGAAAAGTCCACAAGGGATAGCGAACTATATCTCTTCGAGTACGATTATTCCGTTGGCCAGTTGATGCGGGATGTTTATCGCGATCTCGGCCATGATGGTATCGTGCTGAATAATGCAGAGCGTCAGTTTTCAAGCATGGGGATGAACCCAGACACGACGCACACCGTTGTCTTCGACCCCGCCAACATCCGCTCAGTCAACGCAGCCTTTGATCCTGACATGTCGGATAGTGCAAACCTGCTGAACCAGCTCATCGGCCCGAAGGCCAAAGGCGCAGATCAGGCGATCCTCTCCGAAGCCCAGAAGATGGCGAAGGCAACCGTCAAGACTGGCGGGGTGTTCAGCAAGCGCAAGCCGAAATACACCCGCCAGCAAATCTGGGACAAGACGGCCGAGATGGGTCAGCCTTGGTATCAGGACAAGAACGGCGACTGGATCAGTGAGATCGAGGACGGCGCGGTCGTTGTCAATTCAGAAAAAGGCAAGGTCTCTGAGGTCATCGAGTACCCAGCGCTTTACGAGCAGTATCCTGAGATTGGGAAGCAACGGGCCGATGCGCGTCCTGGCGTCGATGTCATGGAAGACACTGGCGATGCGGATATTCCCGGCGCACGGGGCAGCTATGAGGCTGACCCTGTGTTCTGGCGTCCGCACGTTCGCATCTCAACGCAAAGCGATGTGGTTGCGCCATACACTGCCGTTCACGAGCTTCAGCACGCCATTGACCACATAGAGAAGCGCAAGATGGGCAAGCGCTCTGATGGCTATGCCCTGATGCCGACAGAGCGCAGGGCCTTCAATACCATGTACCGCAAGGACTGGACGATGGAGGAGCGCATTGCGGTTCCCCCGTGGAAGACAGAGCAAGAGGCGATTGACTGGTTCCTTGGTGGACGCGCGATCGGCGTGGCGCCTGCGAAGTATGCCAAGGACGGGCTGTATGATCCATTCCCCGTGTTCCGTGAGCCGAAGCCAAAAGAACAGGCATGGCGTGAAGGGGAGGACACTGGCGCGAATATTCCGGCAGATCGGCAGTCCCGGTCCCGTGAACTGGAAGCACGCGGGGAGCGTCAGCCAAGTGGCGGGTACAGTCCCTATGTGGCGGACACGCGAGACATTGCAGGGCGCACTTTCCTGACTCGCAAGGAAGCCGAGCGCAATATTGCTGTGCTTGCGGAGTCGGGCAAACTGCCGCCGCCTGCTGGCGGGGCCATGACGGTCGAGGAAATGCTTGACCCGCAAAACATGGTCAACCTTGATGCGCCATACAGCGAGCAGCCCCAGAAAGTGCAAACCGCTTTGCGCGCATTGTGGGACATGGAGGCATCACGCCTTGGCGCTGACTATTCGGTCGGCTGGGACAATGCGTGGATACGCGAGCGCATAGGCGATCCGGCAAACCTGTCCGGTGCGGATATGATGCGAGAAATCGCAGGCTTCCGCGTCAATGAAGATGGTGGCGGCCAGATTGATTGGGTGTTCAAGAACCTGCGTGATCGCGGCATCATGGCCGGCACATACATTCCGGGCGGCAAGCGCGCTGAGAGCGAGGAAGGCCCGCCACAGTTTGAAAGCATCATGCTGTTCGATGAGACGCTGGCCCCGCATCCGACTGATGCCGAGGGCAACCTCATGCAACAGGCCCGAGGCACATTCTCCCCGACCCGCAATCTCGTCACCCTGTTCGACCAGCGCAATGCATCGACCTTGATGCACGAACTGTCCCACTGGTATCTGACTGAACTGCACAATATGGCCACGGCTGAAAATGCTCCGGCCTTCGTGAAGAAACAATATGAGGAAGTCCTGCGCTGGGCACGGGTGCCTTATGATTTCCAGATGTTCGATGAAAACGGCGTCATCACCGATCAGGGGCGGGAGGTGCAGGAGTCGTTCGCAGAAACCTTCGAGGCATACCTGCGCGACGGCAAGGCCCCTACGGCTGCCCTGCGTGATGCGTTCCGTGTATTCAAGCGCTGGATCACGTCGATCTATCGCCGCCTGACCGGACTGGAGCGGGCAAACCTGACGCCGGAAATCCGCTCCGTCATGGATCGCATGGTGGCATCAGAAGACGCGATCAAGGCAGCATCCAAGCCGGTCGAGACGCTGGCAGACCAGCAAGCCAAGGCGATGCTGGATGCAGGCATCATCACTGAGAAGCAATACGACAATTTCCGCAAGCGCATCGAGAGCGCGCGGGAAAGCGCCAAGGAAGACTTGCTCCAGGTGCTCATGCAGCAGCACTTGCGTGAGAGTGAAGGCTGGTGGCGTGATGAGCGCAAGCGCGTGAAGGGCGACCTGACGCGGGAGTTCGACCGCTCGCAGGTTGGCCGCGCATGGAACTGGCTGGCGGGCCAGGGCTGGAAGGGCGATGTGCCGGAGAGTGAGTACGTTGGGGAAGGTGAGTTCTATCAGGATGGGGGTGGGCTCAAACCGCAGCTTTCGCTCGAAGAGCTATACCGCAGTATAGCCCTTACGCCAGGAACTGCTAACGGAAAGAGCCCGCTTTTTGATAGCGTTGTGGCGGCTGGCCGTCAAGCGGCGAGCGATACCGCAAAAACCACTTATGGCTCGAAAGACGGAATCCCCTCGGAGGGTGATCTTCTGGATGAGGCGGGGATTGAGCATGATGATGGGTTCATTGAGGAACCGGTTCCGCTTACGCCCATCTTGGCCCTGGCCCTGAAGGATTTAGGGGTCGTTGAGATTACAGTTGAGGAGTATGCCTCCATCGATCCGGATGGGTATGCCAAGCATTTCGGTGGACTGGATGCTTCGTGGTCTCGTTTGACGAGAGCTGATCTCAGGATGGAGTTCAATGACTATGCGATTGATCAGGTTTTGTCTGAGGGGGAAACCGATGAGTTTGCTTATGTTAGGATGGATTCCGGGGTGGTGGAGCGTATTACCCGTTCCGCTCTGTCAGAAATAAAGTCTCTGGAAGATGTTTTCGAGCACCCTAACCACCATGTCAGGGCGGCAGCATTTCGCGCCCTTCTGGACGAGTTGGGCGTAAAATACGGAACCGCTGGATATGAGGGCGTCAATAGCGAATACGTATTCGCGGAGGGCGCAAATCAGGACGAAATAAAGATCCGATTTTCGGATCACGAGAGGCAATCGCGCCTGCACACGCCTGCGGACTATAACTTCGCGAATAGCAAGTTTCCCGTGACAGACTACCTGCGCGTTGCGGATGATCTTGCGGCTGCCCAAGTGGTGGGCGGCGAGCTCTATCAGCTGACCCCTGAGCGGATTGATGAGGCCAAGGCCCGCATGGAGCGGGCTGAGCGCCAAGGTTTCAAGATCATGGCGTTCCGTGGTGCGCGCGCGCGTCCATCGCCCGATGGCGTGTCTGACCAGCAAATGATCGGAGGAGGCTGGTTTACTGATGCCCCTCAGACGGCAAACACATATGCGCGGCCACATGTGGGAGCCCCAGCCTTTGCGATGGAGGCTCGCCTGCGCCTGCGCAATCCCATGCAGATCGACGCCAAGGGCAAGCACTTTGACCAGATTCCGGTGAGCCTGCTGAAGGGCATTGTGCCGGACCACTTGCTGAAGGGCCGCAGACTGGTGGCCTCTGACAGTATTGTCCTGATGGCCAAGCATTTGGGCCATGACGGTGTGATCTTCCGGAACATGAAGGACGACTTCAACACGAACGCGATCACGACAAAGCCTGCGACGATCTACAACGTATTTGATGCGAAGGACATTCGCTCTGCCTTTGCGGCATTCGATGATGCGAAGAGTGAGGAGGCGGGGCTGCTGTATCAATTCGCTGGCCCACAAGCTGAAACAGCGAACATTCACGAACTCGCTCGCGCGAAAGGCTTGATTGAGGAGGGGCTCAACCCAGAACATGTCAGGCGCCAAACTGGCTGGTTTCGCGGTCCTGACAATAAGTGGCGCTACGAAATCAGCGATGCCTCCGCTCGTCTCCGTCCGGATGGCGCCTTTGACCCTGAGAGCATTGAGAGCGGATCAAGGTTCACGCTTGATGAGATAATTGAGCACGATGCGCTATTTGCTGCCTACCCGGACTTGAAGATGATCTCCATCAAGTTCGACTCCGAAATCAAGTCAGCCGGTTATGTTTCGGGGGACGGCATGGAGATGGGAATCAATCCCTCAAAATTGGCGGAGTCCGGGGACTTGAGCTTGATGTCCGTGTTGCTGCATGAAATCCAGCACCTCATCCAGCGCAGGGAAGGGTTTGCGCGCGGGGGCAGTGAGCGCATGGCGTCAGGCGTCAAAAACGCATTGAGTGAACTGGCCCTCCAGAAGGAGATGGAACTAAAGCGCTTTGCCGAAAACAATCCGGACCTGTTTGAGAGCGCGGACGACGCGCGAAATATGGTTCGGTATGCGCACCTCTACAAAGACTTCGAGGCCCTGATACGATACTCCGAGATGGATCGCCCGTCTGGTGTGTTCCGGCACATTCGTGGCTCAACCCAGTGGCTGCACAGTCCGACTATTCGGGACAACCCGGATTTGAGTGCTCGCGCGAGTGAACTGTACCGCTCCCTCTATGCCCTCCCCAATCGGGGCTGGAAGCGAAATGCGTTCTTGCAGGAGTATGCCTTTAATCTCGCGCAAATCCTCAAGGCGGCAGTGCCTGCGGACGCATGGAAGGCGATGTCTGAAGACACAAGAAAAACTAACTCGATGCTGAAGGCGTTTGAGCGCGAGAGCGCAAAGGTTCAAGAGAAGCTCGGCCCCTATTACGTCAAGATGGCGAACGCTCGGCTCGCAAAGAACCAATACGAAGGCACCCAGACCAAGACTGCGTTTGAAATATACCAGTTGTTGGCGGGGGAGGTTGAGGCGCGGAATACGCAAGAGCGGGCAGCGATGACGGATGAGGAGCGTCGGGACACCCCCCCTCAATCAACCGCAACTCGCCACGACTGGTCTTCTCTGAAAAAGGTTCCTGTTGCCAATGAGGATGTGATCGTCGTCATGCAGGATATGGAGGTGTCGTCGCCGTTCATTGGCAACAACCTGGAGCTTTCTCCGGAAGAGATGAGCTTGCCCATGTTCCAGCGCGGAGACCCCAAAGGCTGGGGCGAAACATCCCCTCCGCCAGACCTTCCCCCGATCCGCCTAGACCTGTCAGCCGTCCGTGAAGACTATGGCGAGGATGCTGTGCGTCGCTTGCCCCGTGCAATCCGTGAGCGCTCTGGCGCAGGCTCAAGCGTCACTGACATGCTCGAAACCATCCGGGGTGTCC